TACACGACTACTACGAACACTTACGGCGAGCGGCGGCTAGATTACAGCACGCTGATGACCGTATGGGCCGAGCTGATGAAAACGGGCGAAGGCATGACCGAGCGCATCAGCACGAACCAAGACATGCCAGTGCAGCGCGTGCGCTTTAAGATTCGCAGCAGCAGCGCAAGCCGAGGCATCAAGGCTGACGACCGCGTGCTGTATGACTCAAAGTATTACAACATCCAAGGTATAGAGGAGGTTGGCCGACAGGACCAGCTCGTGCTGCTTTGTCAAATCACAGGAACCAATGCCAGCTAAACGAACAGTTTTTGCACACACCGCTCCCCTTGAAAAGCAGTTCAAAGAAATTGCCAAGCATATCAAGGACAATAAGACGCAGCGCAAAATTCACCGCACGGCTGGCAACGTCATCAAGAAAGAGATGATCGGCAACATCCGAGATGCGCGTGAAACAATACGCTTGCGACGTGGACACACAAAGCGCAGTAAAACATTTGGCAAACCGTACAAGTTAGACATACCAGTCGGGACGCTGCGTAGGTCGGTCAAGGTATGGCTTATAAGCAATCAACAAAATACGTACTGGGTGGGACCGCGAGTAGGGCGCCGCGCACCAGTCAACCGTGACGGTTGGTTTGCGAACATCGTAGAAGGAGATGACCAGTTTATAAAGGGCAGCAACCGTAATAAAGACGTATTTTTCAAGTCGATAACAGCAGCTGCACCTAAGGCATTTGAGAAAATGCGCAAGCAGTACCACAAGGAAATTGCAAACAAAGTAAACTCAACACGTATAAAATGAACACAGGCAAGGCGGCATACGGCATTTTGAGCACCAACAGCAACGTGACAACTTTGGTGGGAACTCGCATCTTTCCTGAGATTGCAGAGCAGGAGGCAGCAACACCTTTCATTGTCTATCAATTGCAAAGTGTTGATCCTGACGACACTCACGACGGACCGTCGGAACTTGACGAGGTGCGTTTTGAATTTATATGCTATGCAGACACCTACGATCAAGCTGCTGATGTAGGCGAAAAAGTGCGCGGCGCTTTAGATCGCGTGAGCGGAACTTACAATGGTGTCAATGTCGAAAGTATACAATTTAACGACGTTGATATAAACATAGAATACGACCCACGCCGATACAGTCAGGTGCTGACGTTTACCTTTCGCATCAAGCGCGACGACATAACTATTGCACTAGGTACACCAGTAACGGGTGCGCAGCTTGGTGACCTTAGTGACGTAAACGTCACAGGTGTTAGTAACGGGCAAGTCATTGCGTACAACAGCACGAGCGGCAACTGGGAAGCATCCAGCGCTGCAGGTGGGGCAAGTAGCTTGAACGATTTAAGCGACGTCACTGTAAGCAGTCCTGCCAACTTTGACATCTTGTTATCAAACGGTAGTGGAGCCTATGCAAACAGCTCCGTGTTCAATGACATCTACACAAATATCAAGACAGGTGCCAGCACCTCATTTACCGACGGTGCTAACAGCAATTCGGAAATGGCGTTGACAGCAACAACGGCTAAATTAAAGACGGGTGTAACTGAGGTGTTGTTGACAGAAACCTCGCCGGGTGATATTGAATTTGTAGTTGCCACAGATGCATCAGGCTCAACTGCCTTTACTGCTATTCATTTAGATGGCACAACAACAGCAAGTGAGGCAAACCTTGTAATTAAGCAAGGTGCTTCTTTAGCGATTGAAGGTAACAGCAGCGCGTTGGCTAAGTTTCGGAACACAAATTCAGGCAATACGCTTCTAAGCGTGCCCTCATCTACAGGCACATTAGCTTTAACGTCTGACATTGCAAGTGATTCGGCAGTTGTTGCAAACACAGCCAAAACATCATTCCCCGGTTTTGGCACGTCAGCGGGTACAGCTTTGGAGGGCGATACTGCACTGTTGCAATTGGGAACAAGCAGCACCACAGCCCTTGCTGGAGATACAACCACAATAAGCACGTCACAAGCTAACGCCATAACAGCGAACACAGCAAAGACATCGTTTCCGGGTTTTGGAACATCAGCAGGCACAGCCTTAGAAGGCGACACTGCATTGTTGCAATTAGGTACATCAGGCACAACGGCCTTAGCAGGTGACACGACCACCATAACAACAGATCAAGCCAATGCGATAACAGCTAACACAGCAAAGAACACTTATCCAAGTGCGGACGCTACCAAGCTGGCAGGCATTGAAACTAGCGCTGATGTGACTGACGCAACAAACGTGGCAGCTGCGGGCGCGTTGATGGATAGCGAAGTCACAAACCTTGCACAAGTCAAAGCCTTTGATTCATCTGACTATGCTACAGCAGCGCAAGGCTCAACGGCTGACAGCGCACTGCAAGATTTTGTGGACGACACGACGCCACAGCTAGGCGGCGAGTTAGACACTAACTTTAAAAACATACTGTTTGCAAAGACATCAAACACAAACCACAGCAGTAACGGCGACATCATAAAGCTGGGCACAGGCAGCACTACGCAAGGCGAGCTGTGTTATTACACATCAAGCGGTACATGGGTGGCAGCGGACGCTGATGCAGCTGGCACTGCAGGTGGTGTCTTGTTGGCTATTGCTTTAGGAACTGATCCGGACGTGGACGGCATGCTTTTGCGTGGCATGTATACACTAGACCACGACCCCGGAACGATCGGGGAAGAGTTGTACGTATCGACCACAGCGGGAGATATTACGAGCACCGCACCTTCGGGAACGGGGGATATTGTTCGCGTCGTTGGCTATTGCCTCGACAGCACTAACGGACAGATTTACTTTAACCCGTCGAACGACTTTATCGAGCTGGCGTAATGGCTATTGATAAAGTAAACGGCACGGCATTTGACAACATCGCTAACCTTAACGGCGTTGCAAAAGCGAGCATAGGTAAATTCAACGGACAAGATGCGCCCTCTGCAGCCGGTTTTACAAACACTAAGTCCTTGTTTACCGATGGGGTAAATGACTTCTTCAAAGCCACTCTTTCTTCTGACATCGTAAACACGGATACAGGCTCTATCTCCCTTTGGGTAAAAATTGCATCAGACGAGACTGGGACAAGCAGATACCTCACACTTTATGATGCTAGTAGTAGTAGTACTGATAGAATTGAGTTGTTGTTCTTCAACACTTCAAACTCCCCCCAAGCGAGGGCAATACTAGGAAATTACAGAGAAGGATCATCGAATAAGGTTATTGATGCTAAAACGGGAACTGGTTTTCACGGAAGACCGTTTGCGAGAAGATCTGGTGAGTATGGGAATTTTGGCGCAGGCGGAAGCGATCATATTTATCAGGCAGGTTTAACCGCAAATAACTGGAACCACATCGTTCTTACTTGGGATACAGGCGAAAACTTTACATATAACAGCACCACATATAGCGGTTCGATGCGACTGTACTTCAATGGAACCCTTGTAAACCACGGGCAATCAACATTGCCAGGTCACAATAGGACTGGAACATCTGTAGGTATAAGCGGGATTTCTTCTAGCATTGTGATAGACACAGTTCAGATAGGCACAAGTCACCTAGTAACAAGCCCTATCGACGCAAACACGGATGAGGTGGCTATATTTGACAGTGTTCTTTCTTCTAGCGATGTTACCAGCATATACAACTCAGGATCTCCAGGCGACCTTTCTTCTTACTCAAATTTAATTGGCTGGTGGAGATTTGAGGACAATGGCAACGATTCATCTAGTAATTCAAACTCTGGAACATTAAATAACGGAGCCAGTTACAGCTCTACAATACCCTCGTAATGTCTTTATATGGAAACTATTACTGCGTGATTAATTCGTCCGACCTATCATCTGTGGATTTTTCTGAACTAGAAGATACTTCTGCGGACACATTAAGGTACAGCCTTGACGGGTCTCAATTTATTGTAGAATATTCAGGCACAAAACCATCCTTTCTTTCCTTGATAGATGAATACAAGCACACAGAGATAAGGGCATTGATTAACGACCTTGACGAGGGCTGGAAGACCAACGAAATAGACTAGTATAAAGCAATGAATCACGTACTATATGGTGCAAAAAGGTTGTTTTGAAATACACGATATTTAAACATGGAACAGATAACGGCGGCGATGATATTCGAGTTCATCGCGTTGCTCGGTGGAGGCATCGCAGCATGGACTAAGATAAACCAAGAGGTGACGCTGCTAAAGTCGCGCATCATCAACCTTGAGAAACGCGAGAACGACATGGCCAAAAAACTGGACACGCTGCTTGAGGCTGTGAATGAACTTAAGATTTTGCTGGCCAAAAAAGGCATTTGATGCAGTCAATGATTTTGCCGTAACTTGCACCCATGAAGGTTAAACTGATAAAGGCTTGCAGGCTTGCAGGTAATAACTGGAAGAAAGGCGACGAGCCAAGCGTGCATCCATCGTTTGCCAATGAATTGTTGGAAAGGGGTTATATTGCAGGCGAAACAGATTTTGAACAAGAAGAAATAGAAAACGATGGCGATATTTAACGGCACCGATTTAGGCGTATACAGTGACCAAGTTCTGATTGCAGCAGCTACAGACGTGACGCTGACATTGAACGCTGAGACAATCGACATAACAACAAAGGACAGCTCGGCGTTTCGTGAGCTCCTGCCCGGCTTGCGCAGCGGCAGCATTAGCGTTAGCGGTTTGATTGATTACGTTGACGCATCTAATAAAGACTTTATGGACTTGTATACAGCTTGGGAGACACGCGCGGTTTTAGCCTTGAAATTTAGCAGGTCCTCACTTGCAACAGGTGAAGCAAGTTTTTCAGCAAATGCTTTTATCACAAGTCTTGAGCAGTCAGGTGGTACAGAAGACACAGCAACGTACTCAGCTACGTTCGAACTTACTGGCACAATCGACGAGACTGTAGCTTGATGATAGAAATCAACGGCAACGATTACCCAGTGCGGTATTCGATGAAGGCCCTTAAGAAGTTTGAACGCAAGGCAAAGGTCAACGTGTTCAGCTTGTCAGATCCTTCTAAGCTCTCTGCAGACGCTTGCGCTTTTCTTTGTTACGTCGGTGTTGAATGCGGTTGCAACTTTGAAGGTGTCGATTTTGACATGGAGCTGCAGGAGTTCGAAGAACACATTACGCTAGCACACGTCACACAATGTTTTGACGTGCTTGGTGAATACAGCGACCAAAAAAAAGCGTAGACGGTAACGAGAAGCCAGTAGTATGGCAAGACGTTATAAGAATGGGGATAGGTGTACTACACCTGTCCCCTTCTTCATTTTGGGACATGACGTTTGGGGAGTTGAGCTTGGCGCTAGAGGCCAACCGAGAAACTGCAGAGATGCTTGAGCGTTTTGAATGGGAACGCACAAGATGGCTCGCCACTATCTTCATGCAACCTCACCTGAAGAAAGGTCGTAAATTGCGCCCAAAGGAACTAATGCAGTTTCCGTGGGAGAAGCCAAAACGCAACAAGGATAATTTAACCACGGAACAATTGTTTGAACGAATAAAGGAACGCGACGGATGGCAAAGCTGAATGATCTCATAGTAACGATAGGCACTAAAACTGCACAGTTTGACAAATCTTTGAATCGAAGCATGCGCAAACTCAAGGTGCTTGGTAGCACTACTAAGCGCTTGGGACGAGATTTGACGCGATCGTTGACGGTGCCGTTGGCAGGTGTTGGTTTTGCTGCAGTTAAAAGCGCTGCAGACCTCGAAGCACTTGAAACTTCCTTCATCTCATTGACAGGCGGTGCAGAGCAGGCAGCCGACATGATGCGCAACCTAAACGACTTTACTGCAAAGACACCGTTTCAAATTGAAGCAGTAGCCAAGTCAGCGCGTCAGCTTATTGCATCAGGTACAGGCATCGACGAGGTCAACACGCAGCTGCAGTTCCTTGGCGACATCGCAGCAACATCAGGATCAAGCATTGACGAGATAGCCGCCATTTTTGCTAAGGTTAATGCCAAGGGCAAGGTGGAGCTAGAGAACCTCAACCAACTTGCAGAGCGCGGCATACCAATCTTTACAGCGTTGGCTGACGCAACGGGCTTACCAGCCGACAAGCTGGGCGCGGGCCGTGTAAGCGTTGAGGAGTTCAACACGGTCCTCAAGAGCTTTGCCGAGGAGGGCGGCTTTGCTGCGGGCGCTATGCAACGCCTCAGTGAAACGGCAGCTGGTAAGTTCAGCACGGCGCTAGACAATTTAAAGCTCGCAGGTGCCGAGCTTGCAGAGGACTTGCTGCCTGTCGTCAAAGATTTGATTGACGGCTTTACGTCATTCCTGCAGCGCATTCAAGCGATGACGCCTGAAAGCAAAAAGCTGGCGCTGCAAATTGCTGCGGTGGCTGCTGCGATTGGACCGCTGCTCGTGATCGTGCCGCAGTTTATCAGCGGCTTGCAGTTGGCACGGACGGCGTTCCTTGCGCTGAACGTGGCAATGATGGCCAACCCATTTGCAATCGTGGCAACTGGTATTGGGTTGGTAGTTGGTGGGCTGATTCTGATGAACAGCAAGACCGAGGACGCAGTCACCGCCATTGACAAGTTGGCGCAAGCGAACAAGGACCTTTCGCTGGAGGAGCAAAAGCGCAACATTGAATCGGCCATTCATAATCAGCAGAAGCTGGTGGACTTGCTCAAGGCTGAGAAGGAAGCAAAGGATAAGATTGCTGAGAAGTTTGGAGGCAAGGCGATCAAGGAGCAGAAAGAAGCAAACGCAGCTTTTGAAGCAGCAAACGAACAGCTGCAGAAGATGCAGGAAATGCTTGCAGGTGTGAAGCAGAAGTTTGGAGACGAAGCAGCGGCGGCAGCAGCAGCGGCGACGGCTACCGAGCAAGCCATGCAAAAAGTGCAGGCTTCATACATGACGGCCATGGAGCCGTTGACTGTAGAGGTTGTAGAGCAAAACGTCAAGCCATCACTACAGAAGATGGGCGAAGCGCTTGGCGGTCTTGCACAGCAAGCGCAGGACAGCCTTAACGCAAGTATGGAAGCCGCCCGTAACTTTGGTTTTCAATTGGCTAACAGCTTTGAAAGCATTTTCACCTCGATGATGAACGGCACGGTCAACTTTACCGAGGTGGTCATGAATATGTTTAAACAAATGTTAGCGAAAGCGTTAGCGCTTCTGACTGCCTTTGCATTAATATCTGCTTTTACTGGTGGTGCAAGTGGTGTGTTTGCAGAAAGCGTAGGCGGCCTAAAAGGATTCATGAAAATGGGCTTTGGCATTCCACAGATGGCGTCAGGTGGACTTTTTACCGGCGCAAGTTTAGCGATGGTCGGCGAGGGTTCAGGCACTAGCAACATAAACCCCGAGGTGGTAGCACCGCTTGACAAGCTGCAAAGTATGATGGGTGGGCAGCACGTGCAGGTGACTGGTAAGATTTCAGGACGCGACATCTTGCTGACCAGCGAGCGCAACGCAATTGACCGTAACAGAGTAAGAGGTTTCTGATGGCTGACCCGATCCGATTACACGCTGAGTTTCAAGACGACCTCGGCACAGCGTACAAGCTCAACATACACCAAGCTGGGTTTGTAGGCAGCTCGACTGAGTTCAACCTTGGCGCCGACGGCTTTACATTACGCTACAGCGGCAACAACGAGGACCGCATGCAGCCAATTATCGGCAGCGAGGTCACGTTTACCTTAATCGAAAACGTAGCAGCGCACACTACATTCCTGACGGCGTTAGCCACAAGCGAGGACGCTGACTTTACCGTCAGCATATTTAAAGACCCTGACGGAGCCAACACTTTGTTTTGGACGGGCGTGTTGCTGCACGAGCAGGTTGAGCTGCAAGACGAGGCCTACCCGATACAAAACACCATGACGGCGGTGGACGACTTGGGTAACCTTAAAAACATTCAATACGATAACAGTGGAACCTTCTACACAGGACAAGAAACCATAGCGGCACACCTCACCAAATTGCTGAACAAGACACGAGCGCTGCACGTATTTGCCAGCGGCGACGTGTTTCTGAAATACGCCAACGATTTTAAACCGACGACGTTTGTAAGCGCAAACGCCTTAATTGAACTACAGGTTGGGCACGCAGCATTTTACAACCTTGACGACGCAGGCAACGCGCAAGGCATGGACTGCTTTACCGTGCTGAAGAACTTTGCCATCACGTTCAACGCGCGCGTGTTTCTGCATGAGGGCTGCTTTTACTTTGTGCCTGTTGGTGCGGTCATTAACAACACCACCGTCAACTTGTTTACAGTGACCAAAGCGGGCACCATTAGTGGATCGGCTACAGCAACTGATACACAGCTGACAGTTGACACCGATATGGAACGCATGCGCGGAGGCGTCACGACCTTCTTGCCAGCGCTCAACAAGGTGCAGCGTACTTGGCGCACCAACGCCAACCTGCCCGTGGTTGGTCCCGATACGCAGTTTCTTAATGCCATAAACAATCAAACTGCTTTAGGTACGAACATAACCGACAACAACCTACTATATGACAACGGTACCGTGTTTCGCCTGCGGTTTCGTTACAATCATTCGTTTGATGGTGACGGCACAAGCACAGGCGACGACGTGCCAGCACGCATTTTGCTGAAGATGCAAATCAAGGTTGGCAGCTTGTACTATAATAACGCAGTAACTTTTGGGCCAAATACAATGAACGTGGGGTATGCTGGTGATGCTTACACTATGGACACCATGACGTTCAGCGCACCAGCATGGTCAGGAAGTGCAGGCCATTTCTATTTTGCCGTGACGCCGACACCAGCGTATTTGAACAGGAACAACGGCCTGTTTTACAATATGACGTTCACGCCGCAAGGCTTCGCTAGCATTGCACTATACAATCAACCAGTTTTGATCGACACTGCAGCAATTACAAGTGCGCAAACAGGCGTAACAGTTACCGTCAACGTAGAAGGTTACGACCACGATGGCAACTTAATTACAGATGTGACTAGCTCAGATGCCTATGGAAAGCTGGAAAAGTTTGGTATGCACATTGTCAACGGCAATGCAACTAATGGCGACCGCGTAGTGTATGAAGCCGTGACCACAGCAAACAACCAAGAAACGCTAACGCAGGACGAGGTGGTTATTGGATCAAGTGCATTTGAAGATTACCGCAACATTTACGAGAACAACAGCTCACCAGCACAACCAATTGACAGCTTTACCAGCTTTGCAAACAGCTCGGCAACTTTAAGCATTCACCAGCTCGGTGTCAAGGAGGTAATATCAGGGCAGAACGCAAGCACGCGAGTAAAGCGCGGCAGCTTTTACAAGGCGTTCGTCAGCCCCTATCACGCGCTGCTGTTTTCAACGCGCAACTTTTTGCCGTTTGAAACTACGTTCATGGCGCGTGCTGTGCAGACAGAGTACGAAGCCTTTCACATCAGCAGCGACGACACGAACGTGAGCACGCCAACGCCTGAGGTAATCAATGACCGGCCACCCATTGACGACAGTGAGCCAGTGTACGACTTGCGCAATACGTTTACGCCTGACGTTGGCGACATACCGCCCAACATTTTCCAGCGGTTCCTGCAGAGCGACGTGCGTGCGATAGCTCACAGAGATACCTTGAGCAATACAGTAAACGATTTTGACGATCGCATATTTAACACATGGCAAGGCGGCACAGGAACGGCGACGTTGAACCTGCCAGTAGTATCAGGCAACGAAGGGCGGTTGATACGCTTTCATTCTGATACAAGTATTGCAGCAAACAAGCGCGTGTTGATACAGCCTAACCCAAGCGACTCAGGTGTGACTATTGACGGCGCGTCGAACTATGCCTTTGACAGAGATTACGACGGCGTGGCAATCTTGTGCCATGGCGGGCAGTGGTACGTTGTACAGAAGAAAGAAAAATGATTTATATTATCTTAGCAACCGTGGTGGCTAACATCATATACAAGGCCAAGCAATATGGCCGAGGTGATATTGCCGACGTTATCATACTAATTGCAGCCATCTCTATAGCCCTATTATGAGATACTTCAACTATCATGAGTTCGACAGCCCCGACGCAATCGGCAGCGGCGAACAAATGATGGACGAGGTATTTTTGGAGATGCTGGACAAGGCGCGACACCTTGCTGGTATTCCGTTCCACATCAATTCAGGCTACCGCTCACCCGATCACAACCGAAAGGTAGGCGGCAAAAAAGACAGCGCACACCTCAAGGGCTTGGCTGCAGACATACACTGCGTAGATTCACGCAGCCGCGCCTACATCTTAGGCGGCCTCATCGATGCAGGCTTTAACCGCATCGGCATCGCAAGCACATTCATACACGTTGACGACGACCCCAGCAAGGACGCTGACGTGGTTTGGTTATACACATGAAGATTGAACAAATCAGCCGCACCGTCCACGCCGTCAAGCTGGACAAGCAACCGCAGCGTATGCTGTTTATTTCTGACGTCCACTATGATAGCGTGAAGTGCGACCGCGTGATGCTGCGCAGGCACCTCGACGAAGCCAAGCGCACGAACACGCCCGTGTTCATCTTTGGCGACTGGTTCGACCTGATGGGTGGCAAGTACGATCCGCGTTCCAGCTACAGCGACATCCGACCTGAGTACAAAAGCATCACGTACCTCGACGACGTCATTGAAGACAGCGCCGAGTTCCTGACTAAGTACAAGGACATTATTAAGTTCTTTTGTCGTGGCAACCACGAGACCAACATCGAGAAGCGTATGCACACCAGCCCGCTTGACCGCGTGGCGTACATCGTAAACAAGAACGGCGGCAACATTACCGTGGCAGGCTACAGCGGCTGGCTGTGGATGCAGATGTACACCAAAGGCAAGCGGCGCAGCTCGACATTCGTGCACTATCATCACGGCATGGGTGGCAACGCTCCACGCTCGAAAGGTGTGCTGCGTGTTGACATTGACCAAATGCAGTTCAAGGACGCAAGCTTGATTGTGCGCGGCCACACACATCAGAAGTGGCACCTGCCTGTGACGTCGGACCGCATCAGCCGCTTTGGTAAGCTGTACCAAGACAGCGTTCACCATTTGCAGCTCGGAAGCTATAAGATGCTGGGCGACCGCTTTGCAGGTTGGGCGACCGAGAAAGGCTTCAACACGCCACGCCTTGGCGGTTGGTTTGTTACCTTGCACAACTCACATCACGATCAACCATACTGGAAGGTCGAAGAAGCACAATAACATGAAAGAGATTATTTCACTTTACTGGGCCGAGATTGCACTGGCCGTTTTGACTGCTGCAGGTACTATCACTGCACTCACAGCAACCGAGAAGGATGACAAGGTCATCGACATTCTCAAGCGCATCATCAACGCCGTAGTGTTCGGCGATAGCAAAAGAGGGCGGAAATAACCTATATTTGCGGAGTCCAAGGTGGACAAGTAAACCTTTATTTCATCAGGTTTTTGGTTTTGGGGCGGCATCCTTGCAGGGGGGTGCCGCTTTTTTTTGTGCTTTTTCTTGTACAGTTGTCTAAATAGTTGTACAGTTGCACAAGAAACGAAACAGATGGAAGACCAAATCCTGCTTAAACTTGACGACGGCCTTGAGATGGTCGTGACCTTTGAAGTCGAAGCTGGCGAGGAAGCCACGCACATCTCGCCAAGCCACCCCGCCACCGTGCGCATTATTCGCGTTGTGCTGTGGCAGAAGAATCACACCAGCTTTGAACGCATCGACATCACCTGTGCTGATGACAACCTGCTGGACTACAATCACGAACGTATTGAACAAGAGATATGGGAACATTTAGAAAACCAATAATGATGAATAAACCTATTTGTGTGCGCAGCAGTGTGCACGTTAAACCCACCCGCGACTTTAACCACCAGCAGCAGGAGCTTGCTGAACAGAAGCGCTTCGAGCGATTGATGGAACAATTCAAAGCCGACATGATTGCGGCATACACTAAGAAAGCATGAGCGTAATCGATGAACTCAAAGCGTTGTCGAAGAAGTACGACATGCGACCCGATCACTTCCACAAGGACCCACGCGGCTTTGTCATTATGACCCGCCGAGGCGTCG